GATGTAGACATTAACAAAGTAAGTGCTGATTTGTTCGCCGCGCATCCTGAATGGGTTGAAAGTGGACAGCATAGCCAGAAGTTTAAAGATGATACTGATTTAATGACTAAGTACGCAGAAAAGCGCGGTATTAGTTTAGATGAGTTACCATCCTTCAGTGCTAAGCATTACGAAATGTTGCTTGATGCAGCTAGATTTCAATCACAGCAAAAAAGTAACGCAGCGATTGAGAAAAAAGTACGCAAAGCTCCAGTAAGTACAAAACCAAGAGCTTCAGCGCAAGGTGTTCAAACGGACGTGGATAAGGCCAGAAAAGCTTTTAAAGCGAATCCAACGGACAAAAACGCTGTAGCACTTAGAAAAGCACAAGCAAAACAACGACAACTTAACTAAAAGAGAGAATTTATCATGGCTACTCCAGCAGATACTACCAGTACATATGACGCGATTGGTAACCGCGAAGACTTATCAGATATTATTTTTGATATTTCACCAACACAAACGCCTTTTATTTCAGGTATCGGACACGAAACAGCGTCCGCAACTAACCATGAATGGCAAACAGACAGCCTTGCAACAGCAGTATCAACCAATGCTGTAATTGAAGGTGAAGATGCGACAACTACCGCAGCGGTAGCTTCAGTTCGCTTAGGTAACTACACGCAAATTTCTGATAAAGTACCTCGTGTTACTCGTACACAGCGTCAAGTTGATTCCGCTGGTCGTGGTGATGAGTTAGACTACCAAATCATGAAGTCAGCTAAAGAGCTTAAACGTGATATGGAAGCAACTCTATTAGCTAACAAAGCTAAAGCGGTTGGCTCTGAATCCGTAGCTCGTCAATTAGCGGGTATTGAATCTTGGATTGCTACCAATACCGATTTAGGCGCAACTGGTACGGCACCAACTGGTGACGGTACAGATGCTCGTGGTACGGGTACGCCTCGCTCATTTGCTGAATCTCAATTACAAGGTGTATTAGCATCGATTTGGGATGAAGGCGGCGAACCTGATACTATTATGGTTGGCTCAGTTATCAAGCAAGCAATGTCTGGCCTTGTTAATGGCGGCACAGCAGGCGCAGCACAGCGTACTGTTGATGGTAATGCGAAAACTGTTACTACTGCTATTGATATCTACGTATCAGACTTTGGCTCGCTAGCTGTAGTGCCTAACCGTTTCATGGTTCAAGATTCTATGTTAGTTTTACAAATGGATATGTGGAAAATGGCTTCGTTAGCTGAGTTCCAAGAAACACCATTGGCTAAAACTGGTGATAGTGATCGCGTACAGTTATTAAGTGAGTACACACTTACCGCTTGTAACGAAAAAAGCTCAGGCATTATTGCTGATTTAACAGCTTAATCTAGCTAGGCACAAGGAAGTGCTAATATATTTGGTGACTTATGAGAGACACGATAGAAGTATTGCAAGCGAAAGCAGCAAAAGAAAGGCAAGAGCTTAGAGACGCTGAAGCTAGATTAGAAAAAGCCAAAGCAAAAGCAGAAGAAAGCAAAAGGTATACAGCTCTTAAAAACCTAGCAACTAGCAAAGGTAATATAAAGGCTGGTCAGGTGTTCACTTGTACCGCTAAAGAGTTGGAAGTTTTCAAAAAAGCAAAGGCTGTTTAAATGAAAGATATTGACGCGCAAACTGGTATAATAGAAACCTTTAGCAAGGACTCTACGACCGGTAAAATACACATCAAGAAAGAACAAGATGTTAATCCGTTTTTAAATGCTAATAAGCACGAATTAAACGGTCAAACGTCAGGTTTTAAAGGTGACATGCACAAGATGGCATCTATACCGCCTATTGTTATTGAGATGTGGCGCGAAGATATGAAAGCAAAAGGCTATCCTGATTGTAATCCTTTAGCTATTTGCAATAGAAAATACCTACTATCTAAACTAAATTCTCCTGACTGGAATTTTTTAAGAACTAAACAAGGGGTGATTTAATGGCTTTAGATAATTATGATAACTTAGTTAAGCAAGTTATAAAATGGTCGCACAGAAGCGATCTAAATACACTTATCCCTGATTTTATACTGCTAGCTGAAAACGCTATGTATTCAAACAATCAAGCAGTGCTCATGGTTCGCAGTATGGAGACTATTTCCACAGCATTAACAGCAGGTCAATACTTAGCGCTACCTGATGACTTTGAATCAGCCAGAAGCGCTAGGCTAGTAACTTCTGATGGTGGTGGCGAATTAAGATACCAAGCGCCAGAGCAAATGTATAAACAAGTTGCCACAGGTCGCCCAAACTTTTTTACTGTTGTTGGTAATGAGTTTCAATTTGATAGAGTGCCTGATTCTGATTATACAATTGAGGTTCAGTATTACCGCAAAGCAACACCATTAAATGCAACCAATCAAACAAACGAAATATTAACTAGTCATCCATCAATTTATTTATTCGGTGCGCTGACGGCTCTTTTTGCTCAATCTCAAGACTCAGAGCAGCATGCTAAATATGAATCTATGTTTATCGGTGCAATTAAAGGCGCAAACAAAGCGGATAAAAAAGGGCGTTATGGCCCTGCTCCTTCAATGTCTATTGACTGTGGCATGGTGGTCTAATGCCTTTCGTTACTGCGCCAATAAATGTTACTGGACCATCTTATCAAAGCAGGTCTAAGCCGTTATCTAGTCAGCAGACTAAAAACTGGTATCAGCAATATAGCGAAAGCGGCAAAGATAAATATGTTTTAATGCCATTCCCAGGGTTGAAGGCTTTAGGTAATGCTGAAGGTGATGATCGCGGATTCCACAGAATGAATGAAATACTTTACCAAGTTAAAGGCGAATCACTTTATGAGATTGACAGATTAGGCGTTCACACATTGCGCGGAGTAATACCAAATACTAAAAGATGCATTATGGCTGATGACGGGATTAACTTATTTATTGTTGTGCCTGGCGTTAGTGTTTGGCAGTACTCGACTGATACTCTATCAGTAACACAAGTAACCGATGTAAATATAACAGGCGCGTTATCCGTAGATTTTATTAACAATCAATTCCTATATACCTTTGCAGATTTTACCACTGTTTCAGATGTTGGTGACGGTTCAAGCGCAAGCGGATTAAATAAAATAGGCGAAGAAACATTACCGGACGCAATGGTAAGGGATTTTGTTTTTGAAGAGGTAATATACCGCTGCGGTGTTCGCTCTATAGTTGGGTGGTATAATTCAGGCGTTGGCTCACCTCCAATCGAAAAGCTACAAGGTAGAATTTTTAATATTGGCCTTGCTGCTCCGCATTCAATAGCTAAAACTGATGAGGCTTTTTATTGGCTTGGTGATGATAATGCTATTTATAGAGCGCAAGCAGGCAGTAAAGAGCGAGTAAGCACTGATGCGATTAGCAATGCAATATCTAATTTCACAACGGTTGACGATGCTATAGGGTTTACTTACACATTTGAAGGTCAAAACTTTTACACGTTAACTTTTCCAACAGCAAATAAAACCTTTACCATTAGCGAGGCGTTAGGTCAAAACGGATGGTTTGAATTATCAAGTGGTATTCAGGATGGCAAGTGGCAAGGCTCAAGCGTTATAAGTGCTTATAATAATAACTATGTCGCTGATGAATCTAACGGCAACGTATACGAATTAGACTTAGATACTTACCAAAACAACGGCGAAGCATTACAAAGAACAAGAGTAATTAATAATATTGATGCTCGTTTAATCGGCGGCTCGCTTGGTGATGCTGTTACAATGTCTAGTGTTCATTTAAGTATGGAAACTGGTGTTGGTGTTGTTGATGGTCAAGGTGATGAGCCGAGAATAATTATTGAAGCGTCTTATGATGGTGGTAGAACTTGGGCGGCTGGAGCATGGCCTCGTGTCGGGCGTTTAGGTGAATTTGTATTGAAGGTTAAATGGGATAACATGAAAACCTTTTATGATTGTATGCTAAGAATATCATCAACCGACCCAGTTAACTATTCTGTTTATACTGCTAATATTGATTTAAGATTGTCGGGTAAATAATGGCTATTCAAGTTAATCCACCTCCACAATTAGCAATACCTAGAGCGTTTCTTGCTGATAGGGAAATAAGAACATTTGTACAACAGCAAAATACTATACTATTTCAATTATGGCAAAGGACAGGCGGAAATGTTGATTCTGTAGAGTCAGCACAGCAAGACATAACAAGCACTAACTCAAGGGTTAGCCGTAACGCAGCTAGAATAAATTCAGTAGAATTAAAAGAGTTTGAAATAATAACAACAGCAACCGATTTAACAACGGAAGAGTTTCAAATTATCATTTGCAAGAATGCAACTGATATTAGTATAACATTAGACCCACAAGCTTTAGAGAATGACGAAGTACATATTAAAAGGCGTAATGGTGTTGTTAATGTTATCGGTTCAATAGACGGATTCACAGACAAGGTAATCAATGTGGTAAATTATAGCATGCACTTAGTTTTTGATGGCACTGATTGGAGTGAAATTTAATGAGTAATAATGCCTTTCCAGAGCTAATATCAACTCTACCAGTAACGGAAGATAGCACAACAAAAACTTACAATACTGATGCTTGGTTTAGAAATAAAGCGGTTATAGATGACTCATTATTTCATGGCATGTTTACTTATAATATACCCGCTGACACTTGGTATGAAATGATTGATGATGTCGAACAGTCTGTATTTGTTTCTGCTACATCGGTTGATGGTAAAATGGAATTGGCTTCAGGTGCTTTATTTGAAAAAAGACAGTTGCGATCATTTAGGAACCCACGGTATGAACCAAACAGAGGTCACATTTATTCAACGTCATCATTTTTACCAAATAAAGCCGCATTAGCTGAAAGGTCTTTCGGTGTGTTTACTAGTGAGGCTGGTGTCGGGTTTAGATTGCGCGGTGGCATATTTTACGCATTCAGAAGAACCACAGTTAGCGGCGTAACCACTGACACAGAAGAGGTCATTACCGTCCCTGTTGAGGTTGATTTGGAAAAAGGCAACGTGTTTGATGTTCAATTTCAATGGCGAGGTGTGGGGTCTTACTTCTTTTATATAAACTTAAAGCTTGTCCATACATTTGATTTACTTGGCACACTAGATGAGTTGTCTGTATTTAACCCTGCATTGCCTTGTGCTTTTGAATGCATAAATGCTGGGGAGGCTGCAACACTTGAGGTAGGGTGTGTTGATGTCACTGCTGAGGGCGGCAAAGATAACGGTAAAACGTATGGCTCAATAGGCACATCAACCGAATCAGGTTCAATAGCAATTAGCGGTTTTAACGTTCCGGTGCTGGTTGTGCGTAATAAAAAACAATTTGGCACTTTAATAAATACTCGCGATGTTTTAGCTTTGTTGTCTACAGCATACGGAGACCAACGCTGTGTACTTCGCATATGGGCTACTCGTGATGAAACAGCAATAACATTGAATGACCAAGTGTGGGCTGATTTTAGAGATGCTCATATTGAATATATAGAATACGACAATCCAGCCGTAGCAAGCCAAATGACGTTTGACACAACAAAAGCAGCCTTGATATTTGGCTCTCGTGTTGATATGGGTCAGAGTTACGCTGCTTCAGCATTATTCGAGGGGCGAACCGCTGTATACCAAACACCCGGCGACATATTTATTTTTACAGTGCATCGCGAAACGGGCGGAAACGCCAACGCTGGTGTTAGTTATGAATTTGCGGAGGCTATATAATGACTACTTTCACCGCTGAAGATGGCGAAATAATACTGGTTACTGCTGTCGTTGTTATAGAGCCGCTTCAAGGGGACGTAGGGCGGGAGTATTACGAAATTGGATTGTCAGGCGGGCAACATATAACCATTAAGGAATCATTTAAGGCTAGAGCTACATTTGTTTCTGATTGGCAAGCGGCAGTATAAAGGATATAAAATGGCAAGCACACCACTAACACCAATAATTACAGGTTACGACTTAACAACATCATTCACTACGCTTTACAGTGTTCCAGAAGGTGTGACGCAAGTTGGTCTTGATGCTATTGTATTTAATAACTATTCATCATCAGATCGGAAGAGCACACGTCTGAACTCCAGTCACG